AATCCAAATCTAAGGTCGAAAATGGCAATAACCATAACAGCAACAGCGGGAGACGCATCAGCAAATAGTTATTTAACGCTTGATGATGCAAACGCGATTATTGAAGGGCTTATCCTTGATGATGACGTTGCGGCGTGGGATGGTTCGACAACAGATAATAAAAATCGCGCACTATACACGGCAACTGTAAGAATTGATCGCGAAAGATTTCTTGGAGCAAGGGCAACAGATACTCAGGCTTTACAATGGCCGCGAACAGGAGTCAGAAAGCCAGACACTTATGTAAATACATATGCTGTCGGATTTCCTTTTCGCATTTCAACAGATTATTTTACAGATACAGAAATTCCAGATCAGGTTAAAAGAGCGCAGGCAATATTGGCTGTTTATTTAAATAATAATAGAAATGGACTTGGCTTATCAGGTTTGGAGGATTATAAAAGAGTAGGCGTTGGCGGTGTCGCTGTTGAACCCGTATTCAGCGGTTCCGTTGGCGCTGATCGCGTTCCGCCATTATTTGAACGCTATTTCACAGGCTTGCGAATAAGTGGGCCAGGCAACATTTCAATCAAAAGGAGTTAATCAATGTACAACGCTGACCCAGATTACACACTTGGCGGGGAGCTAATCACAGACACAGCCGCACACACAGGCAGATTTAAAAGTATTTTTTTTAAAGAAGATACACAAATCAATACGGCTTCGCATAATTATTCAGGAAATTCAATTGATTCTGAAACTTTCCTTGCGGGTCAAACTATATATGGATTGTTTACAAGTATCACTTTGACAAGTGGCGCTTGCATTGCCTATAAAATCTAATGCCAAACTTCGCGAGCGCCGTCCAGAAAGCAATAAAAAATGTTGCTTCAATTCAAGGCTTTGGACAAGATGTAACAATAAGAACTATTACTGCGGGTTCTTACAATACAACAACAGGCGTTATTTCAGAATCAAACAGCGATGCAACTGTTAAAGCTGTTTTTGAAGATGTAAATATGCGCGAAGTAAATGAACTTATTCAGGCGGAAGATAAAAAAATTACAATATCGGCGGGGGATGTTACGACAAAACCTACGACAAAAGATAAGGTTCTTATTTCAAATATTGTACATAATATTATTCGCGTCCTTACTAAAACATCAGGCGGAACCGATATTTCTTACACCCTATATTTAAGAACATGAGAAAAATACGCGTTGACCAAATCGGGGATTATTCAGAAGAACAAATCAATACTTTGTTATCTGTTGCTGTATTAACGGGAGATCGTATTGTCAAAGAAGGCTCGCCTGTAGATTCTGGAAGGCTTGCAGTTTCTTGGCAGATAGGAGAAAACGCGGAAAGCGGCGCACCCGCCCCAGAAGGTAAATATGGTTCTTCTGGTAAAGGAACTGTAATAAGACCGCCAAAACCTTTGAATTATCAACTAGGAAAAGAAAATTTTAGAAAAAAATATCATATTCACAATAATGTTCCATACGCTGAACCTGTTATGTTCGGAACAAGTTTGCCGCCGTCTTGGGGTGGAACGTATAGAAGTTTGAAGGGATTGAAACCAAAACATCTTGATTTGTTGGCAAAAGAACTTGCAAACGAAATTCAAGACCTTTACAAACAAATAAGGGGTAAATAATGGCCGCTATTGATTTAAATACAGTAAGAGCAACAATCGAAGCTAGAGTCGCGACAGAGCTTGCTAGTAGCCCCGCAATATCTGTTGTTTTTCATAATATGTCGTTTGATAGTAGCGCCGTCACAACCTTTGTTCAATGCCTTACAACATTCGGCGAAAGTAATTATCTTACGCAGGGCAATGCGGACGGATTGAATCGTGTAAATGGAATTGTTGTTTTTAATATCTTCACACCGCAGGGAATAGGTTCAGGCGATAACTACACAATCGGTAAAAGGTTGCGTGATTTATATAATCGAATTACAGTTTCTAATGTGATCTTTGATGCCCCGATTGGGCCGGAGGTCGTAGACAATCCAAATCCAGAAGGTCAATTCCAAACACAACTGCGAATGACCTTTGAAATTTTTGAGGAACTTTAATGGAAATTACAGAAAAAATGCTTGATGCAATCGAAGCTGTAAAGGGTCGCCGTGACCCCGCTTATTGGGATGGACGTTGTAGGCGATATATGGAAAAGCAAGAAAAATTAAAAAAAGATGTAAAAAAAACAATTAAGAGTTAATATATCTATAAATAGATTCTTTTTTTTGTTATGGCTATCAAAGGCGATGTTGGGAAAATTATGTTTGAAAATGCGGGCGGCACCGAAGCTGACGTTGGACAAACAAGATCATGGTCTTTGTCTATAACAAAAGACACGATGGAAACAACAAAACAAGGCGATACATTTAAATCAAATATCGGCGGTTTGATCGCGGGCGAAGGTTCAGCCGAACTTCTTTATAATCCATCAGAAACAGGCGCAGGGTATACAACATTTATTGATGATGTATTAACTACAGGCGACAATGCGGACGCATTATTTGAATTATTTCCTGATTCATCAACTTCAGCAAAAAAAATCAGTTTTGCGGGAATTATTACAAACGCAGAATATGGCGCAACACTTGGCGAAGTTCAAGTAATAAATATCAGTTTTATAACAAGCGGTACCATAACAAGCGCTATCTGATACATTGAGTTTATTAGTCAACTAATTAACCAATGCAAAAAAGAACTATTGACCTGTTAACTGAATCTTATAAAGATCAGATGACAGCCAGAAGAAAATACGAATTTAAAAATAAAAACGGCGAAAAAATTGTCGATTTATACTTTAAGCCTTTAACAAGGGATGATCGAGTTCGCGCACAATCAGCGGCAAATACTGATGATGCTTTGACAATATCAACTTATCTTCTTTGTAAAAATGCTGAATTAGAAGATGGGTCAAAGGCATTTGCACCCGCAGATGCGCCAAACCTACAAAGAGAACTTCCAGAAAGTGTATTGAACGAAATTGAATTATTTATGTTTGATATTCAATTAAATGTTGATACAGCAAAAAAATAATATCGCGAGATAATTGGATAAATTTTGAATTTTTTCTCGCAACAGAATTAGGTAAAACTTTACAGGAATTACGTTCTTTGATTACAGAAGAAGAACTGATTTTTTGGGCGGCTTATTATGAAGTTAAGAATGAAAGAGAAAAAAGAGAAATAAATCGTCAAAGAGCAAATAAAAGGTAATATATAAGAAAAGGTTTTGTTGATTTGTGGCACAGGCTAATGTAAAACTTACAGTTGATGCTTCGCAGGCCACAAGAGCATTAAAAGGTGTTCAACAACAATCATCAGGGCTTGAAAGGGCATTTGGTGGCCTTAAAAGTGCAATACTTGGTGTCGGGGTAACAGCTTTAGCAAGGCAAGCAATATTAACATCGGCAAATTTTGAGAAACTAAACGTCAGGCTTGGATTATTAACTAAAGCATCAGGAACCTTTGCGAAATCGCAAGAGATAGCGGCAGAAGCGCAAAAATTGTTTGGATTGAGTGCAACAGAAGCGCTTGAAGGAATAACAAATATTACTGCACGTTTGCAACCTTTGGGCGTTGGTGTTGAAGATATTAGAACAACATTTATTGGATTTAATACTGCGGCAAAACTGGCGGGAGCGTCAGCAATGGAAAGTTCAAACGCTTTTAGGCAATTAGCGCAGGCTTTAGGTTCTGGACGCTTACAGGGGGATGAATTTAGAAGTATTGCAGAACAGGTTCCAACAATTCTTGCGCCTATTGCGGCAGAACTTGGCGTAACTATAGGAGAACTTAAAAAGTTTGCTTCTGAAGGCAAATTAACAAGTGATGTTGTTATTAGAGCATTAAAAAAAGTTGAGCTTGATGGCGCAGATTCCTTGAAGGCATTGTTAGAAAATGACCCGACACAAGTATTCAAAAACTTAGGAAATGAAGCTGAAAATTTATCAAGGGCATTTGGCGATCAATTGGCGCCTGCTGTTTTACCTGTAATTAGAGCAATAACAAAAGTAACTGAAGCAATAACTAATTTTGTAAAGTCAGGTGCGGGTCAAGTCACTTTGATATTTACAGCAATAGCTGTTGCCGCAAAAGGTGTTGCACTTATAACGCCTGTTATAATTGGACAATTGGCAACTTTGGCAACATCTTTTCAGGTTGCCGCCATCAATTCAGCGTTGGCTTCAACTGGTTTGAAAGGAGTTGCGGCTTCTTCATTCTTGGCCGCGGGTGGTATTACAAAAGCGACAATTGCTCTTTCAGCCTTAAAAATAGCATTAATAAAAACAGGTATCGGGGCGGCGATTGTTATTTTAGGAACTTTAGCCGCAAAATTTATTGACAATAAAAATTCAGCAAAAGAAGCCGCGGATGCCGCAAAAGCCTTTGACGATAATATAAAAGGGATTACTGAAACGGCACCACAAACAGAAGCCGCTTTAAATAGCCTTACTATTGCAAATAAAGAATTTGAACTTTCTAATTTAGGAACCAATCGAAATGATGCGGGCAGAAGAAAAGCGTTAGAACGTGAACTTGAAATACTTAAAGAAAGATCAATAATTCTTCAAGGAGAAAAAGAAAGGGATGCGCAACTTGCTCTTGATAAAGCATTTAACGATCAAACAATTGCACTTTTAAAAAATATTTCTGCAATGGAAGCGAAACTTGCAGGCAAAGAAGAAGAATTTAATATGGAACAAAGAATAAATGAATTAAAAGAAAAATTCGGCGAATTAGATGCACAGCAAATTATAGATTTAATAAAACAAGAAGAATTATTGAAGAAAAAAGTTGAAATAATGACAAAACAAGAGGAAATCGCAAAAAAAATTAATGGTGCTTTTAAACAGATCGGAGAAGATATTGGAACAGGTATTACTGATGCTCTAGTTGGTGCTATAGAGGGAACAAGAACCCTTGGAGAAGCGGCTAAATCAATTATTAATGATCTTGCATCGTCCTTGTTAAGACTTGGAGTTCAAATGGCGCTTACTGGTTTATTCGGTGGAACTAAAATAGGAGGATTTTTAGGGTTTGCAAATGGAGGAAGGCCGCCTGTTGGAAAGCCTTCAATTGTAGGGGAGCGAGGTCCGGAGATATTTGTTCCTCGTTCTGCGGGAACTATTATCCCTAATCATAAAATCGGCGGAAGCGGTGGCATTGTCAATAATATAAATGTAAATGTCTCGGCTGAAGGTATGCAATCAAATGCAAATGAAGATCGCGGAAAAGAACTTGGCGTTGCTCTTGCTTCGGCGATACAATCAGAATTAATAAAACAAAAAAGACCGGGCGGTTTATTAGCAACTTAAAATGGCAACCTTTCCAAGCGTCACACCCACATATCAAGGTTTTTCAAAAAAATCTGCGCCCGCTGTTCGCACAGTAAGGTTTGCAGATGGATTTGAACAACGAATATTTTTTGGCTTGGCAAGTAATCAAAACCCGAAAGTTTATAATGTAAATTTTGAATTAAGCGAAACTGAATCAGATGTTGTTGAAGCGTTTCTTGATAGCCGTGCAAACGATCAAGAAAGTTTTACGTTTACACCGCCCGGCGAAGGGTTTACAAAAACAGGTACATATTCCCAAAGCGGCACAACTG